CTTAAGCCTTGCACCTGCAGGGCGTACCTGTGATACGTCCCACTTAGGGATCTCACCAGCCCAGAGGAGTGCAAGAACTTGACGGAACCCCTTAGCCCAACCTTCCTTACTGTCCTTAACGACAACGATAGACTCACTCTCGAAGAGCTCAGGTACTTCTGGGAGCTTGCTGATAAACTGGCGCTCGACAGAGAACCCGACACCAGTACCGCAGAGGAGAATGTACATAGCCTCATCGAAGGACTTAGGGTCATCTACGGGTAGGTAGCTACAGTTGTACCCTGCTGTGTTGTCACGATCTAAGGCTGGGCCAGCTGTCATCATAGCTCTCATGGAGGGCATGATCTCTTGGCCTACGATAGCCTGCTCAATATCCTTGATGTAACTGTTGTCTACGCCACCCAATGCCTTACGTACTACGTTATCCATGTAACGTCCTACTGTTTCACCCCATGACTCACGGCCCTTGCCATCAAAGTACTTGGCGTAACGTGACTTGTGAATGAATGCTTGGTAGTCTGTTGGTAATTGATTGCTCATCTATTGTCTCCTGATCCTTTAATAACGCCACGTCTTGCACGGCTGTTTAGTTTATCCATGTTAGTCTGCAGTACCTCTGTGAGGTCACTGTTAAAGTAATTAGCCAAGGCAGTAGCGTAGAATACAACGTCACCTAGCTCTTTAATAATATCATCTGGGTTAATCTTGCTTGAGTCACGTAGTAGCTTCTTGATCTTCTCAGCTACCTCGCCTGCCTCACCGACTAACCCTAGGGTATTCTCTACTAGCCGTGTCTCTCCCTCTGTTACGATCTTACCTTCAACCCAATAGGAGTAATCCTGTGGGTTAACGTCTGCCATAGCAGCAAAAGCATCTATGTCTTCCTGTGTAATCATTGTCTCTCTCTCACGTTTAAGTTCTCTATCTCTACATCATCTATGTCGTAGATAATATCTGTAACCAAGTCATGTATGTCCTGCTCATGGTTGTCCTCGTATGAGGAAAGAATGTTGTTGTTGTCATCTACCTTAGCAACAAACGTCACGCTAAACTTTTTCATGCACTACCCTCTGTCTTAGTCCAGCGTCCTAGCGTGTAAACGTTACCCTCTACATTGACTTCCTCTAACTCTTCTAGCTCTACCTCTGCTTCATGAAACTCATCAGGAAACATTTCCTGCATTATGTCAGCCCTTATATCAGAGAAGTCTTCCCAAGCATCAGGGTATATCTCTAAGAACTTCTGTGCTGCTGACATAGTTAGTGCTTCATCAAGAGCAGCCCTCATGCCATCCTCAGAGCCAGCAGAACCAAACACCATACCTGTCTTGATGTTACCGTTCCATTCGCCTTCCTCAATAACAGGTGACAACACAATAGCTACATCACCAGGTTTAATCTCGTAAGCCACTACTCTCTCCTCTTAACTTTGACACGTTGCTCTTTCATTCGCTTGCCCTTCTCTTTGAGCCACTCTTCTGGTATCACACGATGCGCCCACTTGAAGCCCTTCTGATCACACCAGTCGCAGTACCTACTCTTGGCTCCCTTGTAAAGCCTTGAATTAGCATTACTAAATACAAAACGAATATCTAGTGTAGGATGCTGACGCTGTATCTCTATATGTTTACGTCTGTCTGCAGCAGAAAACAACCCCTTCATCTCAATTATTATGCCATTGTCTAACTCAAAGTCAGGCGTGTAGGTGCGATACTTTAGGTCTTCCCATTCGATCTTTAGCTTTTCATAGGCTACGATCTTCTGCCTATCCTTGAGGTACGCAGCAGCCTCTACTTCAAGACCACTGCGATACAAGCGTGAGTTATGTCTTCTAGCCATACTTATACTCAGGTGCTATGTAAGTATAGTCAACCTCTTGTGGGTTCTTAGACTTACTAGGGATGCTAGGACGTGGCTGCAAGTTAGTGTGACACTTGTGCTTGAAGCTACAGAACTTACACCCTGATGGCAGTACCCAGTTGCCTGTCTTCTTACGGTAGAATGTTTCCTCTACTGGCTCAAAGCAACGCTCAAAGGGTTCATCATTATCTATGTAGTCTACGAGAGCTTGGATGTCAGCGAGTACTGCTTCCTTGTCCACTCCCTCAGAGGCGTCTACATACTTGAACTGTCCGTTTGCTTTGTTGACTACCCACCAGCCACCTACATCCTTTCCAGCGCCCTCTGCGTAGCCCACAAGCTGTGCCACGTACCCAAAGCTATCACCTCGTGCAAGCGTATCGAAGGAAGCGAACTTGTTATCGTATGACCATGGGGATGCAGACTTAACATCATCAATGCGCCCATCCATCTCCATGTCATACTCACCCTTGATCTCCTGACCGTGAGGTAACTTGAGTGTAACCTTATCGTTGTCCTTGAACTCTACACCAGCAGAGCGTAGTACTCCCTTGAACACAGCCTCAACAATATCTCCAAGGATCATGTTCATCAGGAACGCAGGAGGGAAGGGTGTCTTGTCTTCTGGATCGTTCTTCTCAAACCACAGCTGACACTTAGGCTTGCCAATGTTAGACATACGTAAGCGAAACTTATCACGAGGGCCACTATCAAACTGCTTATACAATGCAGCCTCAACATCGGAGGCGACTTGTTTAGCCACCTCCTCTGTCATAGTACTCTCGCCAGCCATAGCCTTCTGTAAGAAGTTGAAGACTTTTAACTCAGCGGGATGATTCATTACTCCACCTCAATGAAGTCGTTGTTAAGAATGTCCTTGACCACAGCCTCATCAGCTGCTGACATGCTCTTATCATTACGCTCATTGTGTAGATCAAGCACCTTACCATTCATGTACTCAACAAGTTCAATGAAGTCCTTGAGTGTCTCATTGTCACTGTCTGACAGATCAACGCTGCTACCTAGCTTGGCTTCAATCTTACCAAACTTAGCACCAGTAGGAATGCTATCCTCTACACCAGACATTTTAATGGTAGACATGATAGGTAGTAGGTTCTTACGGTTCAAACCGTTCAGTACAGCATCAATACTCTTGAGTGATTCACGGTTCTTAACATCCATGACCACAGGTATATCAGTGTAGTTGCCTGTCACTGGTTCACCCTTGTCATTGATAGGGTTGTCTAGTGTTACCGTACCAAAGAATACCTTAACACGCTTGACTGAACGCATGATCTGTTTGGTAGCCTCAGGTAGTGACTGGAAGTCTTCGATGTATCCAGTAGGACGCCCAAGGTTAAAGCCACCAATGCTATCCTTCATGTCACCATTAAGGGAGTTAGACAGGACAGACTTCTCCATCTCTTCTGTCTCACTGTTCCAACGCTGCCACTGCTGGCGCTGGGCAAAGACACGAAAGGTAATGCCATTGCTGTACACCTTATCCTCGCCCTGTGTTAGGGTGAATGCACCTATGGGAACAACCTCTGTCTTGATTGTCTTGCCGTTGAACTCAACCTCACCCATGATAGGCTGGTGGATCATACCGACACGTGCAATAGATGGTGTAGCCTGCTGTGCTGGTGCGGAAGACACACCCATAAGCTCAGCCATAGACTGCCCACGATCTGTTGCGATTTGTAGTTCATTGCTCATTTCTATATCCTTTTAATAGAGTCAAAGAGTACCTAGTTATACCTCAAACATCCACTGTGTCAAGCCAGTTGGGGCCGATTTTAGCTTCTAATAGTAGAGGCACATTCATTCTTATTCCATACACTGACTCAACTAGATCAGTCAAGCCCTCATTCATATCATTTACCATACCTAGTACCTGATCTACTTCGTCAGGGTGTATGTCAATCACTGTTGAGTCATGCACGGTATTAACCAGACAGGATTGCATAGGTTCAAGACGCTTGTACATCTCATTGAGTACGACAGGTACGACATCACCTGTTGCAAACCCCTGCACTGGATAGTTCTTGATCATCGTGAAGTGTGTTACACTCCCGTTTGACCTACGAGATATGTCAGGGAAAGCGTACTGCCTACCCGAAACATTGGTAATCTTATTGAAGCGCATTGCCTCCTCTCCTAAGTTCTTATGCCATGCTGCAATCCCCTTATACTTATCAATGAACTGAATGTAGTACGCCTCCTCTGCCTTACTTCTGCCATAACCTGTAGCCCCAAAGAGGGGTGCGAAGGTGTGTTCCTTTGCTTGTTGCCGTGTCGTAGGTTGACCTGCATCAGAGATAACCTTGGCTGTGTAGCTGTGAACATCGAACCCTGTGTTAATCTCCTCCATAGCAATCTCATCCTGGGCTAGGTATGCAGCCGTTCTAAACTCAAGCTGGGCAAAGTCAGCCTCACATATCTGACCACCCTTCCAGCGTGACACAAACACACGCTTAACAGGGAATGTACCCCCACGTGGCATGTTCTGCATGTTAGGTTCCTTACCACTGAAACGTCCAGTAGCTGTCACGCTCTGAGTGAGCGTAGCATGTAGGAAGCCATCATCCTTTGAGTAGATACCTATACCATCCACAAACGTAGACAGGTAGCTGCGGATAGCTGAGTAACGCAGATAGTCTTGCAGGAAGGAGACAGCATCATCCTTGTTGTGTGTCTTTGCTGTACCTATTAGCTGTTGTATCTTGTCCTTGCTTGTGCTGAAACCATTAGCACTTACCCACTTTTTGTTAGGTGCAGAGAAACGCAAGCCAGCAATCTGATCTGTATGTGTTAGTTGAAAGCCACGTGCATCACAGTCCTTGCACTTATTAGGCTTAGCAAACCTAGTGCCATCCTTCTTGGTCTTGTATGTCTTGCCTTCACCCTCGCATGTAGGGCAGGTGAATGCCTTGGTGCGATAGATAGGGTGGCTGTTAGCCTTTACTGCTGAGCGGAATTCCGCCGAGTCATTAGTGAACTCAAATAGTCCATCCCATTCCTTCTTGTTATTCATACGAACACTGAACACAACCTGTGACATCTGCTCTGGTGAGCCTATATTGATAGGTGTGTCACCCATTAGTTCACGAACACGTTGCTGTAGTCGTGTCTCTAACTCAGAGCGTTCATCCTCAAACTGTTCACGCACCCGTTCTAGTTCTTCAAGATCCACCCTGATTCCTGACATGTACATTCTGGTGAGGGTCTTACAGGTATCGAAGGTAACTTCTCTGACGGTGTGTAGGGACTTACTCTCTGGGGTTGCGTAGTCTGCTTCGATACTGTGGAACAACTCACTAGTTGTGAGCAGGTCAGCCCTAGTATAAAGGCTAAGCTTACTGAGATCAGTCTCATTGGTGTTGATACCTTTCTTGATGCACGTAGATAGGTAGTCTTCCTTCTGCTCAGCTAGGTTACGGCGTATAGCACAGGCGCTAAGGGATATAGCATCCTTCTGTCCACGTAGAAGTAGGTACTCAGCCAGCATTGTGTCATAGATTGCACCGTCATAGGTGAAGCCGCTCTCCCACAGCCACATCAAGTCATGCCTAGCATTGTGCATAATGAGCAGGGTTGTCATGTCCAGCACACTCTGTATCAATGCACGGCCTGCACCTGACGTATCCTTAGCTTCATTGTGATCTAAGTTTACAATATGTAACTCTTCGTGATTGTCAGCATTTACCATGCCAACCTGAGTTAGTGTGTTGGTAGGCTCAAAGGGATCATTAAAGATCTTGCCATCCCTCCAAGTCACACTGTTCTCAACGTCTAATACTAGTCTCATGTCTATCTCCTAAGCTGTGTAGATAGAACGTGATCCATCTAGCACACAAGTAATCTTACCCTGATACCCGTTTAGTTTGTTCTTGGCAAGGTTAAGATAGCGTACTGGATCTTCATCCTGCCCCTCTACCTGCATAGTCTTGCCAATGAGCAGCATTAGGTCAGCCTCAGCAGCCTTGCCTGTCTTACTGCCTTCCATCATAGACTGATTAAGATCTGCCTTACCCTCTGCCTCAGCACTCAACTGTGACATCCATATCACACAACAGTCATACTGCTTGGCAATGTTACGAGCATGGATAGCTGCAGCCTTGAGCGTGATGTCACTGCGCTCACTCTTGATGTCAGAGAACTTGTCACCCATGTCCAACACAACAACGTCAGGCTTCTCCTGTTTAACTACAGACTCAACCCATGCCATGCCCTTACCTGTGCTCTCCTTGAACATGACGTTCTTACGCACAGGCTCATAGCGCATACGTGCTAGGGCTTGGTTCTCTCGTACCTCCTTCATGGTCATGTTAGCAGAGGCGCTGACGTAGCGTGATGCCACCCGTGTGTATGCCTCCTCATTACACAACACAATACAACGTGCACCCTGATGAGCAAAGCCACCATCCGCTGCGATAAGTGAGGCATGGAAGGATGTCTTGCCTGTGTTGGGACGTGCGCCTACAACAACAAGATGTCCACCACTGACACCCTCAACCTTACGAGCTAGGCTAGGTATGTTGAATGACCAGCGTGACTCAAGAGCGGTAGCATCTAGGATCGTATCAAGGTCATCATCCTCCCAGTCTACACGCAAGTTAGGGGTGAAGTCATTCTTATATTCCTCAAGTAACATGCGCAAAGGCTCAAGGCTATTCTCTGTGCCATTCACATAGTCGAAGCCAAGGTTGGCAACCACATCACCAACGTGCTGCTGAAACAGGTGTGATAGTGTATCCTGTGCTATCTCTTCCTTGATAGGTTCAGCAACCTCAATACGGCGGAAGAGTGCATCGTATGCTGTACGTGTGGCAGTGGTCATGCTCTGGTTCATGCGGTTGAACACAGCCTGTAAGTCCTGCACATTCATGTTACCATCATAGGTTTCCATTGCACTATCTAGTGCCTGCTTGATCTTGCGTACATCCTTACTAAAGATCTTATCGGGGCAGCGGATGCCCTTGTGTTGTTCATAAAAGTCACGGTCTAGTAATGTTTTAATTAGGGCCAGTTCCATCATTGTCTTTCTCTCCTACAAAGATACGGTATATTACTTCCAAGGCAATCAGAGGCCACAGGAAAGTAAACTTGATAGGGCCAGAGTTGTCCATCTCCTCATCCTCTGGCTCTACCATATGGTATAGTAAGGGCAGTGCTAGCACATACATTGCGAAAGCACCACCCAGGAAATACATTCCTTCATCACTCATGTTTCACCTCCAAGTAGTATGACCCCTCACTGCTCTTGTATGCAGCCATAAGGTCTAGCCACTGTTGAGCGCTCATGATTAACATCTGGTAGGAATCCATCTCTGGTTCAAACTGTCTCATGTAGACATCACCATCGTCACCAAAGATAACCTCTACATCCTCATGTAAGTTACTCTGATCTAGAGTTGTGATAACAGCTGCATCTGATTCAAACTCAACTGTGAACATCTGACCCCTCCGCTACAAGTATGTTGACGTGTGCTACGTTACCCTCAACACGAGTGATAACAAAGTCTAGCCCTGCCTTGGTGAGTAACAAACGTAGTTGGCCTACAGGTATCATGCTGTATCCTTTCCATCCATATGTACCAGACGATCCAAGTACCACTGCGCCTTGAGTAGATCTTCTTGCTTGTTCTTGTAACGCCAGCGGTGCAGATACTTAGCTATGTTACCACGCAGATAACCAATGTATTCCTCCTTGGTTAGGAAGTCTTCAATGTAATCAATACATTCTATCTTACCCTTACCGTAGTGTGGCGGGTTGTTCACGTTGTCTGATGTATGCTCTGCCATTACTGTCTCCTTAAAGTCTTCTTGTTCTTTTATTAATCTTCGCCACTCACTGTTTATCATTACTCTTCCTCCAGACAAAAGCCACACCACGTGTCTCTACTAGCATTACCACAACTAACACACTTGCGCCACTTATTCTTTTCGTCACGATCTTTAGATGCCTTACGTTCCTCTGGTGTCATAGGTCTGATGTCACTAAAGTCTGCCTCTAAGGGCCACTCATTGTCTGTCACGTAGTACCTCCTCATACTTGAAGAACAACTGCTCGAACTTCCACTGGTATAGCTGTTGCATACCCATCAAGGTGTTCATCATTTCATCGTGAGTAGGCTCACGTTCACCGTCACCTATCTGTCTGAACACTACCTGTAGGTCATCGCATACATGCCAGCAGTCCATAATCATAGGCTCTAAGTCATATAGTTTAGGCATCTTCATTCTCCGTTAATGCATCCCACGATACAGGGAATAGTTCAATCATCTTGTGGTCAATCTGTCGTGCTACCTCTCGTGTCTCTGCCTGTGTGTCATCCTTGCAACGCAGGTTACACATGTCAGCGAAGGCATCTAGTGAACCTGACCAGTACCACTCTGTCATAGTAGACTGTGGCAGTTCCATACGGGCTTGCTCAGGTGCTACACCGTGAGCTAGTAGATCTTTGTAGGCTTTAAGTGCTGCCCATCCTGAGCTACCCCAGTCACCTACATTTACTACACCCTCAGAGCCTTGCTTCTTGTCGGCACTACGCCCACGCCACGCATAAGGAGTGTAGAACTCAGGCTCATCATCAACGTAGCGCCTAGAAATCTCGTTCCATCTCAAGAACTTATGCTTGACTAACTGTCGTGCCACAAAGATAGGAGCCTTGACGTGGAAGCTTGCGAAGCAATGCCCAAAGGGACTGATATGTTTATGCTTGGCAAGGTAACGAATCAGCTTAGCATCCTTAGCCTTGAGCTTAGGTGGCCCCCACGGATCGTCTTCCATCTCGCTTGTCTTACCGAATGACACACGGGCAGCGTTAGCTACAGTAAGGTCAGTACCCATGCGGTCTATGTATGTTGCTTTAATCATCTACCTGTACCTCAATACATGCTATAGTTTCTAGTTTGTTGTTGACAAGAACAGAAGCATGTCTAAGTTCTGTCATACACTTTGTCTCATTCTCGAATGAACCTAGATGGTGATACCTAATATCTTGTTCTGGTATTGCATAGAACCATATAAGTAAGAACATTAGTTTCATCTACATATCTCCTTTAATTGTTTAACGTCATCGCTAACTTTGTACTTGATGTCATCAAATAACTTCATAGCAACTGTTTCTATTCCTGTCCAGAGCCTTATGTCTCTGCTGAACTGTAAAGTTTTATCCATGGCGTCAGGGTCAAGTGCAACCACAGCCTTGCGGTATGTGCCTACCTTATCCATGTGTTTCTTGGATAGTGAAGTGCCAAGGATAGCCAAGGCTGTGACGTTAGGCACTAGCTGGGTGGCAACGATGGCAG